GCTCCGATCATTTGGGGACTCGATGTGGCTCGTTTTGGCTCCGATTCTTCAGTTCTATGTAAACGTCAGTCTAATGTTGTACACACTCTTGAGAGGTGGAGGAACTTGGATCTGATGCAGTTAACAGGTGCAGTAGTAGCCCAATACGAAGCCTGTGACCACAAGAGTAGACCCGCAGAGATTCTGGTTGACTCCATTGGATTAGGTGCAGGTGTTGTTGACCGACTCAGAGAACTAAAACTGCCTTGTCGTGGGATTAATGTGTCCGAAAGCCCTGCTATGGGTGGCACTTATCTGAATCTTCGTGCGGAACTATGGCACAAAACCAAGGCTTGGCTTGAAAAACGGGACTGCAAGATACCCAATAACGAAGACTTCATTGCTGAACTTGCAACTGTAAGGTACACCTTTACATCTAATGGCAAGATAAAGATTGAGTCCAAGGATGATATTCGTAGACGAGGATTGAAATCTCCCGACATGGCTGATGCTTTTGTCTTGACATTTGCCTCAGATGCCGCCACCATCTCTTGGGGGTCTAACTTGTCTTGGGGTAAACCGATCAAAAGGTTGATTCGAGGATTGGTCTGATTGCCGTTGCCATTTTGGAGCTACCCTAAAAAAGTAGCTCTTTTTTTTATTTATGGTAGTATTGCGAAACCTATATTGGAGATTCCTATGAAAATGGATGAAGCAGCCAAGAAAATTGGCAAGGTAATGGGCGAATACAAGCGAGGCAAGCTCAAGTCTTCCTCTGGTGACAAGGTTAAATCCCGTGACCAAGCTGTCGCTATCGCAATGAGCGAATCTCGTGCTATGCCTAAACGTGGCGGTAGAACTGCAACTAATCGGAGCAAGAAATGAAAGCTGGACTTTATGCCAACATTAATGCCAAACAAGAACGTATCAAGGCTGGCTCTAAAGAGAAGATGCGCAAGCCTGGCACTAAAGGTGCGCCAACTGCTAAAGATTTTAAGCAAGCGGCTAAGACTGCCAAAAAGAAATGATTAAGCGTGGTTCAGAAGAGTTCTCTGGCTACAACAAGCCTAAGAAAACTCCTAACCACCCAAAGAAAAGCCATGCTGTATTGGCTAAGTCTGGTGACGAAGTAAAGTTAATTCGCTTTGGCCAACAAGGTGTTTCTGGTAGTCCCGAAGGATCTAAAAGAAACGAAGCATTTAAAGCCCGTCATGCTCAGAATATTGCCAAAGGCAAAATGAGTGCAGCGTTCTGGGCAAATAAGGTTAAATGGTAACTATGAACTGCCCAACCGCTACCTATGACATCAAGTTTAACTTAAAGAATCGCAATTGGGCGATCAAGAATGTTGACTATGGTCCTGCCAACCCCGAAGAAGATAACGAAGAGTACTGGCAGAACCTAGCTGATATGTGGTTAGTATCTATTGATGAAGTCCAACAGATGCGTTGCGGTAACTGCGCTGCCTTTATCCAAACCCCTGAGATGCTTGACTGCATCCTAAAAGGTATTGATGAAGAGACTGATGGTTATGCCAAAGATGTACAAGGCGCAGCAAATCTTGGTTATTGCGAACTGTTTGACTTTAAGTGTGCAGGTGAGCGTACTTGTTCAGCATGGCTATCTGGTGGCCCAATAACCAAGAAGATGTCCAAGAATCAGCAGAATATGTTGATGATGGCTAAGACCGAATACAACATGGAAGATGAGGGAGAAGAATAATGGAAGCCTTTTTAGCCGCATTGATGGAATCTTTAAAGGGTGGTGCTGCCGAAGGCGGTATGTCTGAAGCAGTTGTTGGTGGTGGTATGGCTCCTACTACTGGCATGGAAAGTCTTGTAAGTACTATTGGTGGGATGGGCAACCAAGCTATTGCACCAACAATGCAAGCCTATAACACTATGACAAATCCTAATGCTACTGCTGGCGATATGTTGTCAAGCGCATACAAATATTCGTTTAGCCCACAAGGTCAACAAGATGAGCAAGTGATGGCCCCCCAACAATTTAGTATGGGCGGTGGCGGTATGGCTAACAACTATGTTGGCGGCATTCCATCACTACTCCAAAGTTATGGTGGAGCATCACAGGGACTTCTTCCCTACATTGGCTCACGATAAGGAATAAAAATGAACAACGAAAACCCAATGTTGATGGCTGAAACCTTACAAGGTGAGATGCAAGAAGATGAGGTAATGTCTGAAGAACAACTTCAAGGCGTTATTTCTGCTGAAATTTATGACGCAATTTCTTTCATAGATGATGACATTGGTGGCAATCGTGCATTGGCTACTGAATACTACTATGGACAACTCTTTGGCGACGAAGAGGAAGGCCGTTCACAAGTGGTATCAATGGATGTACGTGATACTGTACAAGGCATATTGCCAAGCCTGATGCGTATTTTCTTTGGCCCAGAGCGTGTGGTTGAATTCGCACCCCAAGGACCAGAAGATGTTCAGAATGCTGAACAAGCTACAGACTATGTAGACTTTATTTTCAAGCGTGATAACCAAGGTTTTAAGATTCTACACTCGGCATTTAAGGATGCTTTAGTACGCAAAGTCGGTATTGTTAAGTACTGGTGGGATGAGTCTGTAGAAGTTAAAGCAGAGTCATTCTCTATGCTTGATGAGCAGACAATGATGTTCTTGACTCAAGACCCAGACATTGAGATTTCTGCGGTGCGTGAGTATCCGATTCCTGGCATGGCAGAACAGAATATTGCCCAAGGCATTATGACCCCGCCACCCATGATGTACGATGTGGAGATCAAGCGCAGAATCAGGTCAGGTAAGGTAAAGATTGAAGCTCTACCCCCAGAAGAGTTCCTGATTGACCGCAGAGCAAAGTCCATTGATGAAGCTACTTTTGTAGGCCACAGGGCTATGAAGACTGTTTCAGATCTAGTCGCAATGGGCTATGACTACGATGAGATGGTTGAGGTTGCTGGTAATGGTAATGACTTTGACAACAACGAAGAGTATCAAGCCCGTAACCCATTTGCCGTTATCAGCACTGCAAACAATGGTGATCCATCTAGCAAGAGTGTTCTCTACATTGAAGGCTACTTAAAGGTGGATTTTGATGGCGATGGCATTGCTGAGATGCGTAGGATCTGCACAGTAGGTACAGGCAACAAAGTTATCCGCAATGAAATTGTTGATGGCAGACAGTTTGCCGACTTCTGCCCAGATCCAGAACCCCATACCTTTTTTGGTATGTGTCCTGCCGATGTGGTGATGGACATTCAGCGTATCAAGTCCAATGTTCAACGTGGCATCTTAGATTCTTTGGCTCAGTCCATCCATCCACGCACTGCCATCGTAGAAGGACAAGCCAACATGGAAGACGTCCTTAATACAGAAGTTGGTGCTGTAATTCGCATGAGAGCGCCAGGTATGGTTCAGCCGTTTACTACTCCTTTTGTTGGTCAAGCCGCATTTCCAATGCTTGACTACTTGGATGACATTAAACAGACCCGTACAGGCATTTCTAAAGCCGCCTCTGGCTTGGATGCAGACGCATTGCAAAGCACTACCAAGGCCGCAGTATCAGCGACTGTTAATGCTGCCCATCAGCACATTGAGATGATTGCCCGTATCTTTGCTGAAACTGGTTTGCGTAAACTATTTACTGGCATCTTGAAACTCGTTATTGAGAACCAAGATAAAGCCCGTATGGTTCGTTTGCGTAATACATTCGTTCCTATTGACCCCCGTTCTTGGGATGCCAATATGGATGTCATTGTTAATGTGGGCGTGGGTGATGGGACACTTGAAGACAGAATTAATGTCTTGAGCCAAGTTGCTATGCGTCAGGAAATGCTGATTAAAGAAACTGGACCTAATAATCCTGTTGTTAGTTTGCCGCAGTACACAAACACATTAACCAAGATGCTTCAGTTGGCTGGTATTAAAGATTCTCAGAATTACTTTAGTCAGTTGCCTGTTGACTTCCAATTACCAGAGCCACCCCCACCAAAGCCATCTCCAGAGGAGGTGCTTGCTCAAGTCCAAGCTCAATCGATTCAGGCTGATATTGAAAAGAAAGCCGCTGAATTGGATTTACAGCGTCAGAAAATGATTATGGATGATGATCGTGAGCGAGATAAAATTGAACAAGATGGTATTTTGCGTAGATATGAGCTAGAATTGAAATATGGTGTACAAATTCAAAGTGCGGAGATTAATGCCGCAATGAATACAGACCGAGAATTAATTCGTCAACAAGCTGCAATGAGTCAAGTGCCTCAACAGCCCCAACCAATGATGTAAATGGATGATCTAGAAATTAACCTCGCAAGAGGAGACAGAGCAAAACTTCTACTTGAGGATGAACTCCTCAATGAAATGCTCAAAAGAATTGAAGACGATTGTTATCGTGAGATTCGTTCTTCCAAACTAATGGAAGGGCCAGTTAGAGAGCAAGCTTACTTGCTTCTGACAACAGTTGATATTCTGAGAGCAAAGTTACGCTCTGTTATGGATACAGGCAAGATGGCAGAAGTTGCCCTTGTTCGTAGGCGTGGAAGACCGCCTAACAAATGATTGTTAAACTAAGAGGTGAATATGTCCGATAACGCAAACGCAGTCGGTTCGATTACAGTTAATCAAGCAGCGCAAAGTTTTGCTACTATGCTAGACACTCTAGAGGGTGTTGACACTGGTGCAGAGGCGCAACCAGAGGAGGGGCAACCCGAACCTGAGTCTGAGGAAGTGGAATCTGCGGAGACGCAAGATGAAACAGAGGAATCTTCCGAGGAAGTAGAAGGCGAAAACGAAGAGTACGAAGAAGAAGCACCTAGGGATGAGAAGTTTGTCGTCAAAGTTGATGGCAAAGAAATCGAAGTCCCAAAGGATGAACTGATCCGAGGTTATCAACGTGAAGCTGACTACACACGGAAAACGCAGAAACTAGCAGAAGAGCGCAAATTAGTCGAGTCTGAGTTTCAGCAAGTACGTGGAGAGCGTGAACAATACTCTCA